CTGGGCACCCCGGGCACGACCGTCGCAGATCCGGCGATGGCGATGTCCACCGTGCGGTCGCCGACGGCACTCACCGTGGCCCATCGCAGCCGGGCACCGGCCGGGGAGGACTTGAACGCGGAGGCCATCTCGTGAAGCTGCATGGCTCTACACCACCTGTGTCTCTCGGGCCGTCGCTGACATGGGATCCGCTGCGGACAGCGGCATCGTGATCTGGTCGAGCAGATAGCGGTGCACCGTGCCGTCCGGGTGCGTGATGTCCACGACGTCCCAGGCGTCGTGCATGGGGTTGACGACCTGCGTCCAGGCAACCTGCTCGCTCTTGCCTGTGACGCTGGAGAGCAGCGTGGCCGCGGCTGCGTCACAGGCGGCTTGCGTGGTCAGAAGTGGCGAGGAGTAGAAGTAGGGCACCATTCCGGCGGGGCCGAGGTAGTACGTCGGAGACGAAGGGTCCGTGTCCCATGCCACGCTGCGCAGCGGTGTCGCCACGCCGGTACCCTCGCCGCTGGCCACGACGCCGGTGTAGGTCTTGTCGTAGCTGAGATGGACCGTGGAGTCGATCACGACCGCGGCCTCGCCGTTGGCGTAGGTGTAGTCGGCCTGGGCCCGCGCAAGATCCGGCGGGATCCGCAGGCGAGCCAGGCCGTTGGTGTCGAAGCACAGGTTGAAGCCGGCCGCCTGCGCGAGGGCCTGCGCACCCGCCCACGGGTCCGAACTCTCGCCGGCGTCGAGCACCACCTGCGCGGGGACTGTGGCTCCCCCGGTGTCGGTCGAGGTGAAGGCGACCGGGCAGGCACCCCAGCGGTCGTGCAGCAGGTCCGTGAGCGCCTGGGCGAGGTCGGTGCCCGCGGCGATCGTGTACGGGTCCACCAGCCGAGCCCGCGAGACGCGCAAGGAGCGGTCGGAGCCGTTCAGGGTCAGGCTCATGCCGGCCTCGTCGTAGTCGAGGTCAGTGACCAGGAACACGCCGAGGGGCACGAGCGTGTCCGAGGCCGAGGAGCCCCCGGTGATCTCCCGGATCCCGCGGAACAGCCTGACCTCCACGCCGTAGCTGGACAGCAGGCCGTAGAACTCGGAGAGCGGTCTGCTCGAGCCCGGCGAGACGGTGAGAGAGCAGGTGCGCAGAATCGCCCTGGTCGCATCGATGCTCACGGATCCCGTGGAGATCGGCAGCTCGCCCAGGTCGGTGTCGCCGAACCACATCTCGGCCGAGGCGATGGCGAGGTGGGATGAGCTGACCGCGGAGATGAGGTCATCCATCGCAGCGCCCGCTCACGCCGGAGGGTCGATCTCGAGGTAGGTCAGGGTCCAGGTACCGCGGGGCGCGTTCGCGGTGCCTTGCAGTACCTTCGAGCGCGAAGTGATGCGGATCCACTTGCTGTTGCCGAATCCGTCAAGGACGTAGACCGGGCCCTGCGACGCCACGATGGCGTCCATGTTCGCGAGGTCGGTCGCATTCGCGCACAGCACGTCGTAGCTGCCGTCGAGGCCGTGCATGTCGCCGGCGACGACGACGGGCTTCGTGCGTCCGCGAGGATAGAAGACGCCCTGGTCCTCGATGCGCTGTATCGCTGGACCCGCGAGGACCTTCTGGTCCGGGTTGGACCACACGCCTCCCGCCTGTGCGTAGAAGAACCAGCCCGTGACGTTGTTGGTGATGGTGCGGCCCAGCGTGTCGAGCGAGCACGCCGGCGACCACGCGGAGCTCACCTGCTGACCGCCGACCAGACAGTTCACGCGAGCGCGGTACTGCGCGCTGGAACCGCGTGGGCAAGTGAGGTCCGTGCAGCAGCGCAAGGTCGACGTGCTGTCGAACTGCAGGTTGCTGTCGTAGACGTCTGCCCACGTCGTGCCCCCGTCGAGGCTGCGCTGGAAGTCGAACGTCGGCGACGTCAGGCCGGAGCTGTAGCCGCAGTAGATCACCGGCACCGTCCCGACCGCATTGATGCAGGTGGTCGTCGGAGTGGCCGGCGGCGTGATGGCGATGGAGAACGATGAGTAGATCCAGGCGCCCCAGAACACGTCGCCTCCGGGAACGTCCCGCGACGCGCGAGCGTAGCAGCGATAGGCCGCGCCGTTGGCGAGCGACGCGCCACACGTCGCGGTGAGCGCGACGGAGGTCGGAGTCGACCCGTCCACGTAGGCGTCGTTGTTGTAGAGCAGGCTCGCCTTCACGCCGCCGTTGACGACCGTGGCCCACACCGGCGTTGAGACGGCCGGATCGAAACCCGTGGCCCCGTAGGTCACCGCGTCGAAGATGCAGACCTGGACCTGGCCCCCGGTCAGGTAGTCGCCGAGGGCCGGGGCGTTGGTCTGCCACAGCTCGACCACGGTCGAGACCGAGAGCGCGATGGCAGGGAACGACGTGCCGGCGACCGCTCCGGAAGGTGCGCTGATCGCCACCGTCGCGGGCTTGAGGGTGAACACGTCGGCGTAGAGCTCGTAGACGTAGGCGCGGCTGGCATAGGTGGCGAGGTGCTGGTCCCACACGCTGTGCACGAGGTTGTCGATGTGAGCCTGCGCCCACTGCGTGCCGTCGGGCGCAAGCGGCCGCCCCGTTGATGGGTGTCCGATGACGTCGGTGGCGCTCGTGGCCTTCGGGTAGGTCGCGTAGGGCCCGGTGTAGAGCGTCTTGGCGTTGCGGTCCTTGACAGTGGCGACCGCGACCGAGCACGGCTTGCCGTCGGTCGCCGCGAGCAGGTAGCGCATGCCCGGCACGACCGTGACGATGCGTTCCCCGGATCCGGGAGTGAACGTGCTGAGCTCGACCTGTGCGAGAACGTTGCTGGTCGCTCCTGCGCTTCGCCGGACGTAGGTGGCATCCGTCTGGTCGGAGAGCACGCCGTTGATGGACGAGCCGCCCGTGCGCGCCGCGTAGGGCACCCACCAGTCCGCGTTCGGCCGCAGTCGAGTGGTGGGCACTAGAGGGCCCTCTTCTCGCGGATCAGGCGCTCCATGAACGCCTTGGCCGCCGTGTCGCCGGCGCGCTGGGCCTCGGCTACGGTGCAGCCGGGAGCTGCGGTGACGCTCACCTGCACCGCTCCCGACGCGACGTGGATGGACGTGCCGCCCGCGAGTGCAAGCTGCGGCCCGGCCGAGCCCACGCCCAGCGAGTCGAGCACCTGCGGGATCAGCGCGATGGCCTGGCTGCGGAACCGGCGCGCGAGCGGGATGATCGCCTCGGTGCCGTGCAGGACGGCCGCATAGCCGGATCCAGGCCCGGACGAGATTCCGCCGCGCATGAACCCCTTTGGGTGGTACCACTCCGGCCACGAGGTCCGCGCGCCGGTGTCCGGGCCGAGGATGCCCCACTTCTTGCCTTTGGCCTCGAACGCGAGCTTGTTGAAGAACTCGATGCCGGTGTGGTGTCCAGGCACGAGTCCGACGCTGACCTCCTTGCCTCGGCCCTTCTGCAGAGCGCCGGGGATGGTCGCGGTCGTCAGCCGGCCGTAGCCGAGTCCCATCGACTGGAGGACGAGCGACACGAGCCCGGAACAGTCCGCGGCTGCCTGCGACATCGCCCCCCAGACGTAGGGCTTGCCGACCATGGACATGGCCTCGACCAGCCCACGGGCGACGGAGCCGAAGCCTCCGGTCAGTCCCTTCACATTCTTGAGCGCACTCGCGATCACCCCGGTGTCGCCCGAGTCGAAGATCGAGGACAGGAGCGACGGCACGTTGGAGGCCAGCCCCCAGATCCCCCCGAACGCGCTCTTCACGATCTGCAGAGCGTTGGAGAAGTTCAGGCCGTTGACGAAGCCTCCCACGACGTGACCGCCCAGCGCCTGGAACACGGTGGAGGGCGAGTGGATGCCGAGGAAGCTCTTCACGGCGCCGATCAGCTTGCCCGCGAGCGTGCGACCGGCGTCCTCGATGGCCTTCAGTCCTCCGGTCAGTCCCGAGACCATGCCGGAGATCACGCCGGATCCCCACGAGGCGGCCTGCGAGATCATGGCCTTGATGGGTGCGGTGACCTTGGCCACGACCGTCGTGACCACGGACACGATGGAGTTCCAGATCCCGGAGAGCGTCGTCGTGACCGCGCTCCAGGCGGTGGTGGTGGCCTTGCGGATGGTCGTCCACGCTCCGGTCACCGCGTCGACGATGTGTTGGAAGAGGTAGCAGTGCTTGTAGGCGGTCGTGAACGCGCCGACCACGGCATCGACGATGGTCGGCCCCAGCTTCTGCAGCCACGCTCCGAGTGCGACGCCCTCCTTGATGACCCAGGTGAATCCCTGGACCAGCTTGGCGAGGACGACCACCCCAGCGACCACGGCCGCGATGACGACGGCGATCGGAGCGGCGATGGAGATGAGCAGGATGGTGCCGAGCACCTTCAGGATCGGCATCAGCGGCTGGAGCATCGGGGCGAGCTGGGCCCATGCCTGCTTCAGGTTGTCGAACGCCTTCGCGAGCGAGTCCTTCACGATGGCCGCGACCTTGGAGAAGATCGGCGCGAGCACCGTCCACACCTGCTTGCCGGCGGTGATGATGGGCTGTAGCCTGAGCATGACCTGTGCGAAGATCGCGCGGACCTTGTCCCAGTTCTTGTAGATGAACAGCCCCGCGGCTCCCACGAGGACAGCGACGAGTCCGATGGGCCCGAAGGCGGCGTTTGCCGCGAGCGCCGCGCCGGCGACTGCGGCGATGCCGATCACCAGGCCCTTGGTCGCCTTCGGTGCGGCGTCGAACTTCGCGATGAGGCCGGAGAGGAAGCCCATGAACTGCGCGAGGTAGGGCAGGATCTGCGTGCCGACCGTCACCTGCAGGGCCTGCAGGCTCGCGTTGAACTTCGCCTGGGCGCCGGCGGCGGTGTTGCCGTAGGCCGCAGCCTGTCCCGATGCCTTGGCTTGGATCTCCTTCAGGTAGTTCAGGCGGATGGCGGTGAGCTGGGCGGCCTTCTGCTGCGCGTCCAAGCCCTTCGTGTTCGGCTTGACGGCCTCGATCCCGAACTGCTTCAGGATGCGCGTGTTGCCAGCCAGCACGAGGCCGATCTGCGAGGCGGCCGATGTGATGTCCTCGCCTTTCGCGCGGGCGACGTCCATCGCGAGGCCCATGAGGTTCTGAGCCTTCGTGACCGAGCCGGTGCGCTGCACGAGGTCGGCGAGCGCCGATGACAGCGACTCCTTGGAGAAGCCCGAGAAGCGCATCATCGCGCTCAGGTTCTTCTCGACCGAGGGCGCGAGCTTGTCCCACGACCCTCCTGCCGCCTTGACGGACGTGGCGAGCCGGGCCTGCACCACCTGGGCGTCTGTGGCCGCCTTGACCGAGTCCTTGAGCCACAGGACGATCCCGGAGGACGCCAGCGCGCTGCCGAGTCGGCCCACCACCGAACCAAGGGCCGAACCCATCTTCTGAAACGCGCTGCCGATGGCGCTCGTGTGGCCGGAGACCTGTGTCTTGAGCTTGGTGAGCTGGTTCATGGCGCGGTCGATCTGCGCGCCGTTGTACTCGCCTACGACAGAGACGGTGACGGACACCTCAGGTCACCTGTCCTCGGCCCTGACCGGCGTCGAGCCGGGCCTGCAGCCCCGCCTCGGCCGCGCGCACGTCGGCGAGCATGGCGGCTTGGACGTCTCCGCCGATCTCGTCCCAGGCGTGCCACAGGAACCGACCGGGCTTCGCCGTGCCGTCGAGCCAGCGGATCATCGCGGCGCCCTGCGGAGTCTTGCCGCCGGGGTTGACCTTGCCGGCGAACTCGAAGATGGCCGCATCCTTCTTGGCGGCGTAGACCGAGACCTGGAACTTCCCGCGCTTGGTGCGCTCGCGCACCTTGTAGGCGCCGGCCACGTCGCCGGCGTGCACGCCGGGCAGGGAGGACAGGGATGCGTCCGCGAACTTGGCGATGCGACTTCCCGCCACGCGCAACTGCGATCGCAGGCGCTTGGAGAGGTCCGGAGCGAGGTTGCGAAGGGCACGGACGGTGTTGGTCACGCCGTCGATCTGCAGGCGGACCTCCCAGGCGCCGTTCGCCTCCGCGGTCACCGACGCCATCCCGCACCTCCTAGACCTTCCCGAGACGCTTGAGCGCCTCTTGGTGCTTGCGCTCCCTCTCCGCTTCCTCGCCGGCCTCGGCTGCCTCCTCGACCATCGCGTCGAACAGCTCCGGCCACGGCCCCCTGGGGATGCCGAGGAGCTCTAGAAGGTCGCCGACAGGCTGGCCGGAGAGGGCGACGCGGGCGATGAGGCGCATGGCGCCATCGGTTCCCCCGGCTCGTCCCCCTCGGGCTGCTCGTCTTCGTCCATCGCCATGCCGGCGACCACGTCCTCGAACTGCTCCTGCGTGGTGTCCGCCGGGAGGTCGCCGCTCTTGATGAGGGCGAGGCGCGTCATGAAGGTGAGCGCGACCACGCCCTCCATCGCCTTGCTGCCGAGAGCCCGCTCCGCCTTGGCCTGCTCCGAGAAGCCGATGGTGATGCGCACCGGCTCCCTCTTCTCGTCGACCCACTCCACCCAGCCGCGGGTGACCGTCGAGTTCTTGAATCGCATGGGCTTCTGCGCCTCCTAGTAGGTCGCGACGGAGTTGACGACAGTGGCGGTGAGGATGGTCGAGCCGCCCGATGCGATGGTCGGCTGGGCCGTGAGCGTGATCTCGCGGTTGGCGTTCTTGGCGTCGACGGCGGGGAAGTCCACGACAAACGGGCAGTTCGTGCACGCGAGGGTGAGGGTGTTGGTGCCGTTGACGAACTGCACCGAGAAGCTGCCGTAGGCCACGACGCTGGTGGGCGCGGTCCCGGTCGGCGTGCCCGTGAGCGCCTCTTTCCACATGCCGAGATCGCTCACGAGTGCGGAGAGCGAGATCGTGATCTGCTGCTTGTCCTCGAGGATGTCCGCCGGCGTGATGGATCCCGAGCACAGCGGCGTGTCGACGTTGTTGTTGATCTTGATGTCGCCCTGCGTGAGCAGGACGGCCGCGAGCGTCGAGCCGACCACGTCGATCTGGAACGCGCCGCCCACCGGCGTCCAGCGGCTGTCGCCCGACTCCGCGGTCCCCGGCACGTAGGTGGCGGGCATGGTGAGCGCGCCGCCCTTCCACGTCGGCTTGAAGTGGAGCGGCTCGTTGGCCTTCCAGGTCAGCTCGAGCTGGTCGAGCTTGCAGTCCTGGAGGGACTGGATGATGCCGGAGAGCGATCCCCACAGCGTGAAGTACGGCCGGGGAAGCGCCAGGGTGATCACGTGGGTGTAGGTCGGGCCCGCTCCGGTCACGGCGTCGGCACCGAGGGCCGCGAGCAGGTAGGCGCCCGCGCTGCCGAAGTAGGCGGGGCACTCGTAGTCGGATGCCCCGATGATCGAGGCGAGGAACGCCGAGGTGTCGCCGGCCGCGCCGCTCGTCACCTCGTCGATCTGCACGTCACGCTCGACGTGCGGGAGTGTGCCGCTGTACAGGCCATGGCCGAAAGCGGGAGACACGGCGGGCGTGCCCTTCGCCGTCTGCTTGCCGATCCCGACCAGTCCGAGTCCGGGGTTGAGCTGCGCCATCGTCTACTCACTCCTTCTTCTCGGACGGCTTGCCGGCCGCCTTGGGCTTGACCTCACTCGCCAGCCCGATGGACACCAGATGCGCGACCACGCACTCGTCGGCCGAGTCGAGGTCTCCGGCGGGGAGGTCGAACGCGATCCGCTCGCTTCCGTCGCCCGTCTCGCCGTGGACCGGCTGCTTGATCTCGTAGCGCCTCTTCATGGGTCTCATCCTGCTTTCGCTGTCAGCCGACGACGGTCGTGCACTGGACGGTCAGCTCGATGCCGCAGGCGCGGTGCTTCTCGTCCGGCCACCAGCCGACGATGTCGAGCCCGGCGACGGCGGCGAGCTGGCAAAGTCCTCCCAGCGTCGGGTCGGCGGTGATGGCCTTTTCGATGGCTCCCGCGTCCGCCTTGGCGGCGTCGCGCACCTCCGCGTAGGTCCTCGCGGCGAGGCGGCGAAAGACGCGCACGTTGACGGGGAACTGCTCCTGCATCTCGGCGAGGCCCGAGACCTCGTAGGTCTGCGTGACCGTCCGGTCCTCATCGATCCACACGTGCCGGTCGGTCCTGCGCGCCGGCGTGCCCAGCTCGACAGTGGCGCCGGCGAGATCGTCTAAACCTGTGATGAGTTCGAGCAAGGCGTCCTCAACTTCGAACGCCTTTGTCTTGAGTCCGGCCACGTCAGCCCACCATCGGGATGCGCCGGTCATAGTCGGCGAGGATCGCGTCCACTTCCGGGATGCCGCTGGGGCGATCCGGGGAGGCGACGACGATGCGGAAGGTGTTGTCGCCCTGGGACTGCATCGTGGCCCGCGCCGGGAGTGAAGAGGGCAGCAAGACGTCCACGGCCCACTTCAGCGCGGCGTACTTGATCGGTGCCGGCGGGACCGCGTAGCCGTGCGTGTACTCCAGTTCCAGCGTCGAACCGCGCGGCCAGGCGATGGGACGTCCCAGAGGGCCCATGCGGGTGAGTACACCGCGGCGCGCGACTCTCACGAGCGCGAGCTCGGCATCGGTGAGGTCCACGCCGTCGACCGCGATCGACGAGATCGCGGTCACCTCGACGTCGGGCAGGATGATCGTGGAGGACCCGTCCCCCCGCACAGAACAGGTCGACGTCCTGGGCAGGAACGCGACCCCGCACAGATGCTCGATGCGCTCCTCGACCATGGCGATGCGGTCGGCGAGCATGGCGTCGGGGTAGGAGTCGGCGCTGGAAAGCGTCTCGTCCTCGGCGCGCAGCTCGTCGATCGTGAAGTAGGCCGTCGCGGGAGCGTCGGGCACGGTAGCTACTCCTGCGCCCCGGCCTCGGACAGCGCGGCGATGATCTGGGCATTGGTGGCTTCCTCGTCGTGCTGCACGCCCTTGGAGGCTGCCAGCGCGATGAGCTCTGCCCGGTTCATCTTCTCGACCGGCTTGGCAGGCGCGTCCGCCGTCTCGGGCACCGCGTCGTCCTTGACCGGCTTGGCCTTCTTGCCGCTCAGGCGCTCGTACTCCGGCCTCGGCACCGAGGCGCCCGCCGGATAGCGCAGGAAGCCGATGCCGCGCGCGTAGGACTCGTAGAGCGGCTTCTTGGTGATGACCCTCTCGACCGCCATGTCTTCCTCTCCTTGATCTGTGAAAGGCCCGGCGCCCGTTGCCAGGCGCCGGGCCCTTGATCGCTCGTCCGTGTCGGATCTGCGGCTAGTGACCGGCGTGAGAGCCATGCGCGTCGACGGTGCAGAACGCGTAGGAGCGCTCCGTGCCCGCTGCGGCGCGCAGGCGCGCCTTGTAGGTCACGAGGTCCTTCGTGAAGTTGTCGCCGGTCTGGTCGCTCATCGTGAGGTTGACGCCCTCGCGGACGGCGACCTCCCACTGCGAGAAGTCGGCGACCATCGGCTGGCCCTGCGTGAACGACGCGTGCCGGACCACGTTCAGGCCCCACATCGTGCGCGGCAGCGGGGCGAGCGGGCCGCCGTAGAGGTAGAGCCCGCTGGTCGCGACGCGCTGGATGATCTCGTCCTGGTAGTCGAGCGAGTTCAGGCCGACGGCGGTCGCCACGATCGAGCCGCACGATGCGATCTCGATGGCGATCGCGGCCTTGAGGATCCCGTCGGACAGCGACTCGTCCGTCCCGCGCTCGTAGTAGAGGCGGTCGGCCCAGTTGTACATGCCGAGCAGGTTCTCCCCGTCGCCGTCACCGGCGATGATCTGGCGCTGGAGCTCGGCCATGGCGCCGTAGACCATGCGCCCGTCGATCCACGCGACCAGACGCGGTGCGTCCTGGGTCTTCTCCCAGGTGGTGGTCGCGATGTGCCCGATCTTGTGGACCTTCATGTCCACGTCGTCGAACTTGATGTCCGTCAGCGGGTAGTCGCCCTGGGCGGCGATCGACGCGGCGGAGTTGGTGAAGAGCTTCTCCACGTGGAACCGCACGAGGTCCGACGTGGTGGCCGTGACGCTCACTAGCTGCAGGATGTTGAGGGGCAGCTGGGGCAGGCCCACGATGTCCGGACGGATGTCCGGCAGCACCAGGACCTCGGCGTCGCCGTCGATCGGGCCGGGGGTGTCGTCGCCGGCCATGGCGCGCACGACCTCGTCGCGGCCGAGGATCTCGAACAGCGGGGTCTCTCCGCCGATCGAGCCGTTGGCGAGTCTGCCGCTGTCGGCCAGCGCCTTGTAGACATCGCCGTCCACAAAGCGGGATCCGGCGGTCACCTTGCGGCGCACCGGGTGCGAGGTTCCGGCCGCGCGCAGGCCGCCCGTGGAAGTGCCGGACGCCTCGGCGTCGGAGCAGGCGTCGTGAAACATCTGCTCGAGCGAGTCGACGCTGTCCTTCGCGTCTCCGAGGGCCTTGCGCGCCTCGAAGTACTTCGCCTTGAAGTCCTCCGTGGTCAGCGTCTCCTCGGAGACGGCGGTGTCCATCATCGCCTTGGTCGTGCGCTCGAGCTCGGCAGCGTGGTCGCGCGCCTTGCAGAGTTCGGCGCCGATCTTCCGCGCCGTCTCGGTCGTGGCCTTGGGTGCCATCGCCAGATCCCTCCTAGTCAGTCGAATGCGCTGCGCAGCATCGCCGCGACTTCCGCCCTGTCCACGGTGCGCGCGCTGTCAGCGGTCGGATCTCTGACCGAATCGCTGGTCGCGCCGTCGCCCCCGTCCCCGCCGCCGTCGTCTGATCCGCCGTTCACGCTGCTCAGGACCTGGTCGATCAGGGCGCGAGCGTCGGTGAGCTTGCCCTCGTTCTCCGTCGAGAGCGTCCGGCCGACCGCGACCGGCTCCGCGGCGTCGACGGGAGTGGCGGAGGCAGCTGCCGGCGCGTGGCGGAATCCCAGCGCCGCGAAGTCGAACCGGGAGAGTGCGGCCGCCTGCAGAGGTTCGGTGACCTCGTCCGCGAACCCCCACTCGGCGGCGTCGGCCGCGGTGAGCCACGTCTCGGCATCCATCGCGGCCAGCAACTCGCTCTCGTCCTTGGTCGTCCGTCCCAGGTAGGTGGAGACCATCGCCTCGCGGATCTTGTCGAGGGAGTCGGCCACGGAGCGCATCGCGTTCGCGTCGCCGATAGCCAGCGACCACGGGTTGTGGATCATGAGCATCGTGTTGGCTGGCATGACGATGCGGTCGCCTGCCAGCGCCACGATCGATGCGATGGAGGCCGCGTAGCCGTCGACGTATGTGGTGACGCTCGCGGGGTTGGCCCGCAGCGTGTTGTAGATCGCCACGCCGTCGAACACCGAGCCGCCGGGCGAGTTGATGTGCAGGTTGATCTGCGCCACCGGCCCCAGCGCCTTGAGCTGATCGACGAAGTCCTTGGCGGAGGTGGAATCCCCCCACCACGAGTCGCCGATCTCGTCGTAGATGTAGACGTCGGCCTCGCCATCGGCGACCGCCTTCACGCGGAACCACGGCCGACCGCTGGCAGGGTTGAGCTTCGGCCTGGGCATGACGGATCAGTCCTCCTCGTCGAGATGCAGGGGTGTCGGTGCGCCGTGCAGCGCTTCGGCCACGAGCGGATCGGTGGCGGGGACAGACGCCGGATCCGCAGCGTCGGCAGCGGGAGTCTGGCCGGGGACCTGCATGTTGACCGGCGCGAGCGGCAGGTCGTAGGGGTTCTCGGTGGACAACGGGTCGGCCGGGGGAAGCTCCTCGTACCTGCGGCGCTCGTTGGCGGCGTTGGTCCCGGACTGCTGCATCATCAGGTGCATGCGGGCGCGCGCCTCAGGATACGGCCGCAGGATCTCGTCGACGTTGAACTTCAGGTACAGGCCGTCCCAGGCGGGCTCGGGAGCCACGAGTTGCGCCTGCAGCTCGTCCTCGACGAGCTCGACGGCGCCACCGACCGCGTCGACGTAGAAGGCGCGGCGGGCCTCGAGCATCGAGGCGTAGGCGGCCTTCTCGGACAACCCCATCTGCATGAGCGTCAGTCCGTAGGCGCCGATGACCTCCTCGCGCGAGAGCTTTCGTTGATCGATCAGGGCGACGTCGGCCGCCGATACCCCGAGCGTGTCGACACTCCACTCGCCCCCGAGAAGAGCGAACCGTCCGCCGTTGGCGGGACCGGAGTAGAGCTTCTCGAGCTCGTTGCGCAGCTTGGTCTCGTCGTCGGGGTTGCGGGTGAGCTTGGCGGCCGTGAATACGGCCCTCGGCGTGACGCCGTTGGCCATCGTCGCGTTCTGGAGGTCCATCGAGGCGTCCTCGAGCGCGAGCGTGCGAGCCAGCGCCTCGAGCGGAGAGACGCGCCCGGGCAGCCAGACGTGGACGACCTGCTCAGGGGCGAGGGTCGCCATCACGCCGCCGGCCATCACCCGGTAGCCGATGATGCCCGAGGCGTCCTCGATCGTCGTGACGTACTTCCACGGGATGGGCCAAAGCTCCGTGGGCGGAGATCCGAGGCTGGGTCGGTAGGGCACCAGCAGACACTCGCCCTGGACGAACAGGTCGAGCAGGAACTGCACCTTCAGCCTGGTCTGGGACGCCCTGGGAAACGGCGTGGTGAGA